CTACAAGAAAATGGATAAGAGCTACTCCAACGATGGCTGCTGAAGGCGGAAGAATAGGATTTAAAAAAGGTACTGATAAGAAATGGATTCAAAAAGTTAACAAATCAATTAAAAAAAGAGGAACTAAAGGAAAATGTACACCGATTACTAAAAAAGGATGTACAGGACGAGCTAAAGCTTTAGCTAAAACATTCAAGAAAATGGCTGCTAAAAGAAAAGCCTAATGGCAACCCGAATCAAATCGAAATTTAAAACAACTAAACTCATGACCCCTAAAGGGGTAACCGAACCTTATATTGGAAGTTATATTTCTGGTAAATTAGGCGGAGTTAAAGTTGTCAATGAAAGTTTAAAGCAATATTATGGAAAGAAAGTAGACCCCAATTGGACCTCGAAAGCTTAGTTTATAAACTGCGCCGTGGCTTAGAACGACGTGTTCAATCGTTAGCTATCTCCGTTACATCAGGAGGGGTTGACAATATGGAAACCTACAAGTATATAATAGGTCAGATCAATGCACTGGAATCAGTGAAACAGGAAATCTCTAACCTGCTTGATGACAAAAAGGAGCAACGTGACGGAACCATTATCGACATTAAAAAACCAGGAAACTCTAAAGAAGTTCCCAAAGGAAGTCCCAAAGCATAAGAACGCTCTCGAAGAAAAATACAAGTCAGAACCTGTAAAAGAGATTACTAAAGAAACGACTAAATTACCTCAACCAACCGGTTGGAGAATTTTAGTGCTGCCTTTTAGGATGAAGGAAAAAACTAAAGGTGGAATTGTTTTAGGAAGCGAAACCCTTGAACGTCAACAAGTGGCGTCTCAGTGTGGAAACGTATTAGCAATGGGAGGAAGTTGTTATAGCGATAAAGATCGTTATCCTGAAGGTCCGTGGTGCAAGGTCGGTGATTGGGTGGTTTTTGCCCGTTATGCTGGCTCACGGATTGAAATTGAAGGTGGGGAAGTACGGTTGCTCAATGAAGATGAAATATTGGCAACGGTCAAGGATCCAACGGATATCTTGCATAAATATTAACCATAGGAGGAAACTATGCCAGAAGAAAATAAGATCAAGAAGGAGCCACAGGTAGACCTCGATACCTCCGGACCGGAGTACGATGTGACATTACCTGAGGAGAAAAAAGAAGACGTAATCGAGAAGGAAGAAACCGTTAAAGAAGTAATCAAGGACCAAGAACCAGAAAAAGAAGTTGAAGTTAAAGAAGAACCTAAGGAAGAACCCAAACAAGAAACTAAAGAAGAGGATACTAAACTTGAGGATTACAGTAAGGGTGTGCAATCTAGAATTGCCAAACTTACACGTAAGATGCGGGAAGCGGAAAGACAACGAGACTCTGCAACCGAATATGCTCAGGCGTTAGAGACTCAAAGACAAAGTGATCAGAAAAAATTTTTAAAAATAGACACTGATTACTGGAAACGATTTGAAACTAATATCAAAACCGGCATGGAATCGGCGCAACGAGAATTGGCCACTGCCATTGAATCCGGGGATGCAAAAGCTCAAGTCGAAGCTAACAAACGGATTGCGACATTAGCTTTTGATAATGCTAAATTGGAGCAAGCCAAAGAAAACAAAGAAGACGTCAAATTATCTGACGGTGGTAAATTACCAACACAAACCCCACAGACTTTACCTGAACAACCTGCGGATCCTCAAGCGGAAACCTGGGCTGCAAAAAACAAATGGTTCGGTCAAAACCGAGCGATGACTTTTACAGCTTTTGAAATCCACAAGGACCTGGTTGAGAGGGAAGGATATGACCCTAAATCAAATGAGTACTATACGGAGATCGACAAACGTATAAGAGTTGACTTTCCTAATAAATTTGATAAGGATAGGGGTATAGAAACGTCCAAGCCCGTTCAGTCGGTCGCTTCTGCTCAAAGAAGTGTAAAACAAGGACGCCAAACTGTGAGACTCACATCTTCACAAGTCGCTATTGCGAAAAAATTAGGTGTGCCACTCGAAGAATATGCGAAACAATTAAAACTCACGAAGGAGGTATAAGCATATGAAAAAAGAACAAGATAAAACTTCTCGTGCGAGCTCAACACGGTCAAAGACTGAAAGACCAAAAGTGTGGACTCCCCCATCATCTTTAGATGCTCCGCCTGCGCCTGATGGATTTAGGCATAGATGGATAAGAGCAGAGAGTTTAGGGTTTTCAGACACTAAAAATATCTCAGCTCGTTTGAGAGAAGGATTTGAATTGGTAAGAGCCGATGAATATCCAGGTACTCAATATCCCGTAATTACCGATGGTAAATACGCAGGTGTCATTGGAGTTGGTGGCCTTTTGCTGGCAAGGATATCGGAAGAGATTGCGAAGCAACGTGCAGCCTATATAGAAGGTTTAACTAAAGGGCAAGACGAAGCAGTAGAACACGATCTCATGAAGGAACAGCATAAGAGTATGCCGATCAATGTTGATCGACAATCTCGCGTAACCTTCGGTGGTACAAAGAAAAGCTAATTTTCTCGGGATAACAACCAATTCCCTATCACTGAATAAATTAACCGTTTACAGGTAAAACTGTAAACATATAGGAGTAATACTATGGCAAATCGTAATAGTGCTGGATTTGGATTAATTCCTCAAGGAACGTTAGGGTCAAACTATACGAACCAAGGACAATCTAAATACTACATAGAAGCCGCTTATTCTGTAAAAATGTTTCAAGGAACATCCGTAAGGAATGTTTTAGGATACATAACTACCGCACAAGCTGGTATAACTAACACTACATGCGGTGTGTTGAACGGTATATTCTACAATGCGGCTACAACTTTGAAGCCGACTTGGCAGAATCACTACGTCGCTAGTACATCTCCAGCAAATAGCGAAAATACAACAGCTTTTGTTCTAGACAATCCGTTTCAACTTTACAACGTTTCGGCGGATGCAGCGCTTACTCAAGCCCAAATTTATACAACAATGGGTTTGACTGTAACTGCTGATGGATCCACTACAAGTGGACAATCTAGTTCAGAACTGACTGTAGGAACTGTACATGTCACTGCTAATCAGTGGCGTGTTCTAAGATCTGCTGAGGACCCTGAAAATTCTGACATTACTGCAGCTAACTGCACTTTTGTCGTTGTTCAGAACCTTAACCAAATCATAAACAGTTCAACTGCTGCATCATAATAGGAGTATATAGACAATGGCAATATCACGAGCACAGCTAGTTAAAGAACTAGAGCCAGGCCTAAATGCACTATTTGGGCTGGAATATAAACGGTATGACAATCAACATGCTGAAATTTACGTTACAGAATCATCTGACAGAGCTTTTGAAGAAGAAGTTATGTTATCTGGTTTTGCGAACGCTGAAGTAAAAGCAGAAGGTCAAGGCGTCGGATATGATGACGCTGAAGAAACCTACACTGCAAGGTACACAATGGAAACTATCGCTCTAGCATTTGCGATAACAGAAGAAGCTATCGAAGATAATCTCTACGACAGACTTGCTTCTCGTTATACAAAAGCTTTGGCTAGATCCATGTCCAATGCGAAAGAAGTTAAAGCAGCTAACCCATTGATTAATGGCTTGCCTCAAACGGCAACTTTTAAATCAGGGGACGGCGTTGCATTGTTCTCTACTGCACACACAACTGTAAGTGGAACAAATGTTAAAAACACTTTAACAACTCAAGCAGACTTAAACGAAACTTCATTAGAAACAGCATTAATTGATATTAATGCGTTCACTGATGAACGAGGTTTAAGAATAGCAGCTAAAGGGGTCAAGATGATTGTCCCTTCAGGCAATCAGTTCAATGCTGAGAGAATTTTAAAATCTCAAGGTAGAACTGGTACTGCTGATAACGATCTCAATGCTATCTTTTCAATGGGAATGGTTCCTCAAGGATATAGAGTGAACAATTTCTTAACTGATGCTGATAGCTGGTATCTTATCACGGACGTACCTAACGGTATGAAAATGTTCCAAAGAACACCATTGACAACTGCAATGGAAGGGGACTTTGATACTGGTAACGTTAGATACAAAGCTAGAGAAAGATACGTTTTTGGCGTATCCGACTATAGAGGTATCTTCGGCGTACAAGGAGCGTAATCAATAAATTAGAAATGAGGCGGCCTTAAAACTGCCTCATTTCGACTATAAAGTAAGAAATTCCTTATGAAAAACTTCAGAGTACAAATTCGATATAATGGCTATTATGCGGACTTTAATGTTACGTGTGAGGACACTGCCAT